ATATCGCGAACTCGCCGGTCTGTGCCAAGCTGTTGGTCGCATGCAGGTCGGTGACAGTGCTGAGCTGCATAACCAGCCACTCAAAGTGAAGATCAAAGTTCGCGCAGCACAAGGCGAGTATGAAGCTGCAAACGAAGTGCAGGTCTACGCGAACATCAATGCGCAANCCGGCCCTGCTGCTGGTCCTGCTGCGGCCGCACCTTGGGCTGCTGCTGGTGGCGCTGTAACGCCCCCGCCTGCTGCTCCTGCACAAGCATGGCAAGCACCTGCCCCCGCGGCCCCTGCGCCTGCCTACGTTCCCCCTGCCCAGGTATATGCCCCATCTCCTGCACCTGCTTACGCACTGCCCCCAGCCTACGCTCCCCAAGCTGCACCGGCTCCCCAAGCTGCACCGGCTTGGACACCTCCGCCTGCTGCACAGCCCTGGGCAGCGGCACCTGCTCCCCAAGCTCCGCAACCTGCGCCAGTGCAAGCTGCTGCGCCTGCTGACCCTGCCGCTGCTGCGGCCCAGGGTGCTAACCCGCCTTGGATGACGCAAGTAGCGCCTGGCGCTGCTCCCGTCGCTGGTGCCGCCCCTCCTTGGGCTACCCCTCAAGCGTAAGCGGGTTCTGAAGGTAAAGGCGCAGCTCCAAAAGGGTTGCGCCTTTTTTGTTCACTATACGGGTATATCATGGCTACATTTACAAAAGCAACCAAGACACTGAAAGCAATTGAGGACAGCATAGCAGCTGACCAAGGCGCGAAATACCGTCAGACGCTTGAAAAAGTGATACCTCATATTGGTGACGCATACCGGGGCGAGGACAGCCCGTTCCGCTCGCACCTTGGGGCATCGGTCATTGGCGATGAATGTGCGCGTGCAATATGGTACGGTTTCAGATGGTTTACCAAGCCACAATTCGGCGGACGCATTCTCCGTCTGTTTAATCGCGGGCATCTTGAAGAAGCTAGGTTCATTGCCATCCTTCTCAGCATTGGCGTCCAGATATACCAACAAGATGAAAATGGTAAGCAGTTCCGCATTTCCGCAGTTGGCGGTCACTTTGGCGGAAGTGGCGACGGTGTTGCTGTTGGTATCCCCGATCTGCCTGCTGGACAACCATGCGTGACCGAATACAAGACGCACAACGACAAGTCTTTCCAGAAACTAAAGAAAGAAGGCGTGCGAGCTGCGAAATTTGAACACTATGTCCAGATGCAGATTTACATGCGCAAAATGGGAATCCCCGCTGCGCTGTATATGGCAGTCAATAAGAATGACGACGAGATATGGGCGGAAATCATTACTCTCAGTTCCCCACTCGCTGACCAGTATATTGACCGTGGGCGCCAAATTATTATTCTGCAAGAAGCTCCGAAACGCTTGTCCGAGTCGCCTGGTTGGTTTGCGTGTAGCTGGTGTGACCACAAACCTGTCTGTCATATGGGCAAAGCACCCGAACGCACTTGCCGAAGCTGCGTGTACAGTGTGGCCAAAGAAGACGGGAAATGGTATTGCTTGAATGCGGAGGATGGGGGACGCGAGCTGACTTCCTCCATGCAGCTTGAAACTTGTCCAGCATACGAAGCTATAAAATGATGCAACCCCGCGGATATCAGGTGGAAGCGGTGCAAAGCGTCTACACCTATTTTCAAACCAATAGCGGCAACCCATTGATTGCAATGCCTACGGGCACGGGCAAGTCGGTTGTCATTGCCATGTTTCTACAAAGCCTGTTTCATTATTATCCTGGACAGCGGGTTATTGTGCTGACCCATGTAAAAGAACTGATACAGCAAAACTTCGAGAAGTTGACAGCATTGTGGCCACAAGCGCCAGCTGGCATCTACAGTGCAGGGCTAGGTAAAAAGCAGACCAATAAACCCATCACCATGGCGGGAATTGGAAGTATTGCAAAGAAAGCTGAAATTTTTCGCCATATTGATTTAATAATAATCGATGAAGCGCATATGGTTAGTGATTCGGAGGATACGCTATACCGTATGTTTATCAAAGACCTCAAAGCGGTTAATCCAAATCTGAAAGTGATTGGTCTAACCGCTACAGCTTGGAGACTTGGAACAGGTAAACTCACCGATAATGGTGTATTCACCGATATATGTTTCAATATCACAGGTTTGCAAGCGTTCAACCGACTAATTGCTGAAGGCTATTTGGCACCACTTATCCCGCGCCAGACAAAGCAGATGCTAGATGTGGATGGGGTGCATAGTCGAGCTGGCGAATTTGTTGCATCCGAACTGCAGATAGCGGTTGACAAACTGGAAGTGACACAAGCCGCACTCAAGGAGGTGCTGGAATGTGCTGGGGGCAGGAACCATTGGCTTATCTTTGCGTCCGGGGTTGAGCACGCAATTCATATTTCGGACATGCTAAACGACATGGGAGTTCCCAGTGTGGCCATCCATAGCAAGATGGGTGAAGCAGAACGTGATGCGGCGATCGCAGGGTTCAAAGCGGGAAAGTACGTTGCAGCAGTGAACAATAATGTGCTGACTACCGGATTTGATTTTCCAGGAATTGATTTAATTATCGTTCTACGCCCAACTATGTCAACCGTTCTCTGGGTGCAGATGTTGGGGCGCGGTACAAGGCCACTGTCGGGGAAAGAAAACTGCCTAGTTCTAGATTTTGCTGGTAATACGCGCAGGCTTGGACCTATCAACGATCCTGTTATTCCACGCAAGAAAGGCGACAAAGTGGGCGGGGAGGCCCCCGTTAAGCTCTGCGGAACATGCGCTACCTACAACCACGCGTCGGTCACGCATTGCGTATGCTGTGGAGCCGAGTTTAATTTCCAGGTAAAGATCAAACAAACATCGTCATCTGCGGAGTTGCTAAAAGGTGATATGCCCATCACCGAAGTATTCAAAGTCGATCACCTTACCTATAGTAGGCATGAAAAGCAGGGCAGACCCCCAATGCTGAAGGTGACGTACTATTGTGGGCTCCGATCGTTCAGTGAATACGTTTGCGTCGAGCACGAAGGTTTTGCGCAGCGCAAGGCACGCATCTGGTGGAAAGAAAGATCCGACACCCCGATTCCTCTAAGTACAGACCAAGCGATTGCCGCGACTGACTATATAAAGCCAGCCACACACCTCCGAATCTGGGTAAACAAACAGTACCCCGAAATCATGAACCATTGCTTCGATGGTAGTGCGTTCGGTAAGACTGAAGCCACCGACACCCGCCCCCAAGTAAGCAAAGCACTTCCCAAACCACCAGCAAGCGAAGCAGACTACACGGACGACGACATCCCGTTCTAGCTATCACGCAAGGCCTCTGATAGAAATTATTTTGCATCAATTGCACGGTACGAGGGATTTTCGGTCCATAATACGCTCATGCACACAACGAACGTGCAAAAAGTTAAACCCTCATACTGCATAAAGGACCCGAAATGACTGCTACAACTAAATTCGACGCAATGGGTAAAGAAGAACTGCGTGCTGCTTGCCGTGCCACTGGTATCAGCTACAGCAAGCTGAACAATGATGGGATGCGCGCTGCACTGGCTGCTAAGGAAGAACCTGAGTTGTTTGCCAAAGTCTCCGCCGCTGTACTGGCTGCTGAAAGCGCTGCGGATGATAAAGAGATCGCTGCTTGGAACGCTGGTGCCGCTACCCCAGAAGGTCCTGAAGGCGAAGAGGAAGAAGACGAAGATGGTGCTACTCCCGCTGGCGCTAACCCTTTTGCCGCATTGTTTGGCACGGTAGAAGTTCCCGATTTTAAGGGTACAGTCACAAAGTCAAGTGATGGCAAGGTTGTTGACCCTACGGTAGTCCAGCCCAAAGCAGCACCACGTCCCCGCGTCGAAAAGACCCCTGCACCTTTTGTCCCCAAGGTAATTCGCAAGGGTTACAAAATTCAAAAAGAACGCGAAATTCGTAATGGCGTGAAGCGTCCAAGCGACGGCACAGTTTGCGGTGAAGTTTGGGCAATGTTTGACGTCTTCCATGCTGGTGCCACTGGTCTGTGCGCTGCTGATTTGCCAAAGATTGCAGATGCCAATACCTGGAACCGCACCAACGTGGCATGCGAATTCTACGCATGGCGCAAGTTCATGGGTATCAAAGGACGTCAAAGCAATGTCTAATCCAATGCGGCGCTTCCTGATGGTTGCGTTTGTCTGCTGGGCTGGTGCGGGTTTGTATCTGTTCTACCCTAGCAGCCAAATGAAACAACCTTGCCCAAGCACACGAATCGAAAATACGTCTATTCTATTCATAGCACAAAATTCTGTCGGTGTTTTTCCTATCGCATACACCTATTGCAATCAAAGGAAACAAAATGTACGTCCTGATAGACCGTGACCGCTTAATCTTCTGCCATAAGCATCACGAGCATGCTGTGGTCAGTAACTTAGCCACAATTGAGGTGGCGCATAGCATTGCAACCATTCTTCCCCTAACTGACCCCAATTGCTTTCGTGAATTCACATTGCTTGAGCTCCGCCTGCTGTACCAGAACACCACGGGGCACAAGTTCGAAGGATTTTCACATTTTCACCTCCAAGAAATGGTGCTTGCTGTAGCCCGTGCGCTTCCGACTACGGATGCCAACGCATTTGAAGTATCCAGGCAAGCGCTTGCCTGCGCGACTGACGAGCTAGGGTCTTACCGATACGTGAAAGGGGCGTATAACCCCGCTCGCAACGCGGTGCTATTTGAACCGCCACCATTGCATGCAGCGCATGACCCTGCTGCCGCTACAGCAGTGGCGCTACCTGTAGCCAATACGGTAACGGCACCCGCACCAATTATAGGCCCCAGCGATCCGCAACCAGTAGCGCCTCGCAAGGGTGCACGAGCACTCATTTTTGAAATAGCAGATACGATGTGGAATGCTGCGGGTAATCCGATGCAATTGCAGAAAGTGCTTGCACTGCGTAAGGCAATCATGCAGGAACTTGAAACTCACCATGGCGTAAAGAAGTCAACAAGTTCGACAGCACTTGGAGAATGGCAAAAGGTTCGATGCCCAAGTTGAAATAGGCTTGCATTGCGTTCATTGTTCCCGTACATTCCACATTCCGTCACGCGACGTTTTTAACAAACCCCAAAGGAGTATCCCATGAGCAAACATCACGAATCCCAAGTTGAACTGACCCCTGAGCAAATTGCTGCCGCTGCTGCCACTGCTGCGGTTGCCGCAAAAGCTGCTGCCGCCGAAGCGAAGGCTGCTGAAAAGGCACAAAAGAAAGCTGAAGC